TGTTCATACGCGCACCTTCAATACGGCGCGACATATCCTGCATGGTTGCTGTAAGCGAGGCTACAACCTGTATAGGGTTGCGCTCTGTGCCCATCTCCTCCACGGTTCGGCGGCGAGACATACGTACGTCGGTTTGGGCTAGCAACTTTTCGGTTCTGTAGGGCAAAAGGTCGTCCATGTCAGGTACGAGGTTTTTGCTCCTAACAAGATTTTCGTCAATCCCTTGTTCTACAAAGTACGTGTCCCCGGTAGTGGCGTTGTACATCTTGTAAAAATCGCGGCCCGGCTTCAGACCGCTGAGTTGCTTGCCGTTCTTCGTGATAACCCAGTCCATAGACTGCGTGGCTGTTTTAAAGTTCTTAGCTCTAGCGGCCTCTGAAATACCTACGTTGCCCGCAGCGCGATCAATCATACGGCGGTAGCGCGGGTTGTCGGACAGCGCAAGTATGTCGTCTAGCGTGAAGTCTTCCTGCCCTTCGCGCATAACGCGCAGGCGCTTGGCTTCTGACAGCAGTTCTTCCATACCGGCCACTGTCTTCTTTACCATATCTACGTGCGCAGGGTTGTTTAGCGCTTTGGCTAGCTTATCGTCGTCGCGCTCACCAAGGTAGTCAACCAGCGCCTGTTGCGCGTTTGAGTCCATGCTCCGCAAAGTCTCGTAGGCGGCGTATGCTGTAGCCGACACGTTTTGCCTATTGCGCGCGTACTCGTGGAGCAAGTTGCGGAATTGCTCGGTCGTGCCGTATTTATCTACGACACCAACCACTACGGCGCGGACAGCGGCCGACAGCGGGTTCTCTTGGGATACGAAGTTGGCAAATTTGTCCGCCGACCATTTACCAAAGCCGTCCATTAACTGTGCCCACGTCTCTTTCCCAAACGCATTGGCTATAACGTTCATAGTGGTGCGACCTAGTTGGTCAAACACAGTAAGGTCTTGTCTGGTTTTGCGTTTAGCTTGCGGCACGGCTGTTTCTGCTTTACCCGCCGCTACCTCGTCAAATCGCGCTTGCTCAGCTTCTGCCGCCGCATCTTGCCGCTTTTTCTTTTCATCTTCTTTAAACTTCTTAACGTCTTCGTTGACCTTTTCGCGGCCTTTGTTGCTTTCTGCGGCCTTTTGCTTGGCGCTCTGCGACTTCGCCACCATGTCAGGGGGTAGGTTATTGAAGTCTATCGCCGCTTTGACTATGGCGCTTTTGTTGCCTTTACCACCTTTCTTAGAGAACCCGAACGCGAACGCGGTCAGTGAGTCGTCAGATCGAGCGTAGATGTCGCTAAGCAACGCAGATGTGGCGTCCATGTAGCTGGACAGCACAGAGTTTGGCACGGCTTTGATACCCAGCAGTGCCTTTATCTTCATTACAAAAAACTGCCACAAGTTCTTTGCCGCGCCCTTTTTAACTGCTGTTAGGGTAGCGGCATTCCGTATCGGGGTAGCGGCCATAACTTTTTGTAGTACGGGGTCGGTCATGCCGTAGGACACAAATTCGTCAATCATTTGCCCCCGCTTATCAGACTCCCTGAGTATTACAGCTAGCCGGCTTAGTTCCTCCGGTGAAAGCTTAAGGTCAGGGTCTACACCCTCTCGGTTAAACTCCGTAATTTGTTCGTCAACTATTTTAAAACGGCCCAAAAGGTCGGTGCGCACAGCGTTCAACGCGGTAATTATATCTTGGTTAGCTTGTTGCGTAAGCGTGCCCCTCGTTACAGCATGCAAAACCTCGTGCAAAACTGTAGATTCGTTTTGGCCATCTGTGGCCAAATACAACGTGTATTGCGGGCTACCTTCTGCACGGCGGGAAAGAAGCCCGTACGCCTGTTCTGGGTGTTCGGCCGCTTTTACGTTGCCAATAACAAGCTCTACGTTGTTAAAGAACCCGTTGCGCTCACCTATTTTTATTAAGTGATCCGCTAGCATGCGGGTGTAAGGCGAAGGCGAGACTTTTCTATAGTGCGCAAGCATAGCCCCGACAGGCGTAGAGAAGTCTCGCTCTTTTTGCGCTAGGCGTTTGTCTATCTGCCTAGCCAAACTTGGCGTGTTAGTTTCGGTAACGGGGCGCCCCGAAGTCGTTTGCCCTACTACGCTGTTATACCCGTAGGTTACCTCCTCGTCAGGGGCAATGCCCGGCACCTCTACCGCTTGGTCAACAGCGTCTCTCGTTTCGTTTCTTTCTGTCCCAAAATCCGTGAGCCGGCCCTCGCGGTACCGCCGGTTATAGATGTGGAATTTAATCGCGGGAGACGTTTCGCCTTCCCTCGTTGTTGGAGCTAGCGAAGTAACCTCTCTTTCGGTTCGCGCCGTAGCGCGCTTGGCTAGGTACTGCGCTATTCGCAAGTTGTTTCTACCAACAAGCTGTTCTATTTCGTTTATTGCGTCGGCGATTCTTTTTGTGCGGGCTTCCAGCGGGATTACGCCAAGCCCAGACTTTTCTGGCGGCGTAGAAACCACTCTTTTGGCGAAATCCTCCTGTTGCTCTAATTCTTCGTCGCTAAATGTTGTGCCTTGTTCGGCGGCGAAATCTGGCCCCGGTAGGTCTATAATATCTAGCTCGTTGGCGCCCGTGACTTGAAGCGGGCGAGCACGAGGATAAACTTTTAGGATCGACTCGTACGACACCATAGCCGCGTGCAGTTCTTCAAACGCGTCCACAAGCCGTTGGCTTTGCGCATTGTTGTCCGTGTCTAGCCAACGGCGTACGGCGTTCACCAACTTAATAGTGTTGCGGCTCGCCTGAGTTCCTGCCTTTTTGCCGGTAGCAGCGCGACTGCCTTCAGCGGGAGTGTATCCGCGCATTAACTGCACTAAGGCTTTGAACCCGTCGGGCGTCAGCAATTTCTTTTCTATCGCGTCTGCGGCGCCGGCCGGGGCTGTGTATTCGTTAAACGCGTCACTGGCTAAAATTTTTGCCTTGTCTGCGTTGCTGATTACCTCGGAGGGCAGCGCTACTAATTCTTCCGGCGACTTCACGTTGAGCAGGACTTCAAGAGTCTGTTTGCCTAAGCGCTTAAATTCTCCCGCAAACCGCGCTTGCGCCATGATCCTAGCTGTAGTGCCGGGGTCGCCATACACCTCGTCTAGCGAATTAGCCATCGGCGTACCGAACGCTTCTTCAAAGTTCGTGCTAGTCAGCTTACGGCCTAAATTAATCAACTTAGGCTTAACGGCTTCAGCTTTAGCCGTGCCTTTTTCCGGGCTACCTCCAACTTTAGCCTTTACCGGCTCGACGATGCCGGCGTCTTTTGGGTCGATAACGTCAAATAGCTCGTTAGAGTCGCCCTCAAGCTCGTCCTCAACCGCAATCTTTTGCGTAGGTCGGTCTGGCGCGGCCTCTTGTTGCGCCGTGTCTTGGTCTATAAATTCAGCCGGAGTCACCGGCGCGGCGCCTTTAGGGTCTGTACCACGAAAGTCGGGTATACCTCCCTGCTCTACGTACGTTTTAAACGCATCGCTGTTTAAAATTGTCTGCTTGCGGCTGTTGCTGAGTACAGATGTGGGTAAGGCTTCTAGCTCTGCCGCAGATTTCACGTTGAGCACGGCGTCAATAGACTTCTTACCTATGCCCTTTATGCCTTTGAGTTCTGTTTCCAGCGTAGCACGCGCGGCTTGTCTAGCTTCGGCACTTGCTTCCGCTCCTGCCGCCCTCCGTTGCCGAGCCTCAAAATCAACCCCTTCTGCGCCTTCACGCCGTATGGCTGTGAAGCCGATTGTCGGGTCGTCCTTAGTGCCGCCGCCCGTTCGGATAATGTCGAAGTCCGCCGCGTTGTCGCCTCGACGGGTCAGGGCCGCTTTAGCGGCGGCTTCCGTCTTGAATAGTTCTCCGCTCTTGGTTCTTACGCCCTCGCGCTTGGCACGGCTAAGGCGCTCTACTTCCTGCCCCGCCTCTGGTAGCTCGGTGGTTTCTCCACGCGTAGGAAGAACGCGCTTTGTAGCAGGCTCGGGGGAGGTGCCGCGAATCCCAGTAAACCCTGCGCCCATAGCAGAGCCAAGGAGAAGCCCGCCAGCCGCCGCAGAGCCTAACCCTTCGGTTATGTCTTCGCCAAGGGCTAAGTTCGTTATAGCCTGTTCTGAGAGCGACTGGGGCAGTTCTTCAAACACACCCTCGCGGATGCCGCCCAGCGCCATACGGTTCAAAAGCCGGCCTTTACCTGCACCGGCTCCGCCTGCAAGGGCGATGTCAATATCGCCAGCTTGCTCTAGCCCTCGACCCACGGCACCCGTTAGCCCTTGCTGTTGGGCCATTTTGCCGATGAGTCGGTTGCTTCCCCCAGAGATTAAGCCGGTAGCTATACCAGCGGGGACACCCGCTAAACGCTGAAAGTAATCGCCCCCTTCTTCGCCGATAGCACCGGCGGTCAAAGCACCTGCTACGGTGCCCTCGCCGATAGCCGCTCGCACTGGAGCAGACAACTTAGGAGCAAGAGCGCCAACTCCTCTGGCTACTGCTCCACCCGTGAATACAGCCGGCAAGGTTTCTGCAAGAGCGCCCACGCCCAAGGCTGGGTCGCGTGCAATAGCGCGGAGGTACGTCCCCGCGTCATCGAAAAACCCTTCTGTTTGGGCTAGCTCTTGCGCAAGCCTCGCCTGTTCTGCTTGCCTTTGCGGAGAGTACAGGGCTTCGCCCATACCCCGCCTAAGCTCGCCTATCCCTTGACTAACCCCGCCCAAACCGGGAACCAGCGCGGCAAAGCCCTGCGGGATGGCGGCAATCCCGCTAAGGACATCCACCCCTACGTCAGAAACGCGCCTAAGCCCTGCCCCTTGATCGGCAAGGTCGATTGCTTGGTTGTAATCGGGTCGGAGGGGCGCCAGCAGGCTAGACCCGCGTGCAATCTCCTCGGGAGTCGGGTTTAGTAAGGACATTAAGCATCATCCGCCATCATCGCTTTTTCGACCATCGCTTTAATAGTCTTCATGCCGTAAAACCGCACGGCTTCCGCAGGGAATACATAGTCGCCCGTGTCTAGCCCAGCCGTTTTGCCTTCGGCTGTGGGGTTTTCCATACTAACTTCGCCGCCATCGGCAAAGGGCCGTACTCTACCCTCCTCACGCTCCTCGGGGTTTTGATACATTTGCAGTAGCATATTGAGGGCGTCCGACGTTAGCTCCGGGTCGGATTGTCGGACAGCCATGTTGCCGCCGGTGGCGGCGTTCAAAATCGTTTCGGCGATGGCACGTTGACGCTCCCGTTGGGCTGTGTCGTAAAGCAGTTCTTGGCCGTACCCGGTCACATCCGTAGCCCTCTGCTGCAAGCCGGCATTCGCTAGAATCTGCGCCAAATCCCGTTGCATCGCGTTACGGTCAACGCCAGACTTGTACTCAGCCTGCCCAATATCCTCGGCTAGCCGTGCTTCGTCGAGCGCCTGCTTCTGGGACAACAACCCTTGGCGCCCACCTTCGCGGACGCTATCTGCGGCCAGTCCCCTAGACGCTTGGCGGTCTTGAATAGCCATTTTAAGTAGCTCGGGCGTAACAAAGCCGACTTGGTTCATGCGGTCGTAAAAATCGCCCTGCTTAGCGGCCCGCTCCATAGCCAGATTTTCGCGCATAGCCTGCTGTCTGTTAGGGATATTGATAGCCGTACGGCTCTCATATCGGGGCATAAACTCGGCAGAAGACGCGAGGTTAATAGCCCTGCGGGTCAAATCGTTAGCCGAGTACTGAGGGGGCGCGCTTCTTGAGCCAAAGCCCGTGTCTACAGAAAGCTGGCGAGTCCCTGCCTCGCGGTTAATTCTTTCCATAGACTGATCTAAAGCAGACCTATTAGGATCAGGTACTGGCCCCCCGTAGATTTGCTCCCTATACGCCTTTAGGCTGGCCGCCAGCGCGTCCGCCGACGGGTCAGGCGCAGGGGGCGCAGGGGGCGCAGGGGGCGCAGGGGGCGCAGGGTTCCCTCTTTGGTTAGCACGAGCGCGCGCTATACCGCTGTTATTGCTAGAGTTAGTGGGAATGCCTATTGCCTGTGCAAGCGAAGCTGCTTGTTCCCTCTCTAGTGCCGGGTTTCTAGCCATTACCGTTTGCCTCCTGTCCACGAGCGCAGGGGCGCACGGGGCGATGTGCGTAGTAGATAATCCATACGCTTAGCTTCCAGAACGCCAAGCTCCCAGCGCTGCATAAACGTCGTCGCAGTGCCTACGTTGTTACCATCTACATCGTTAGTGATAAGTGCTTTATGCGCCGCGAAGTCCGCGAGCAGCAACTGCCACTCAGCAGGGACAACCGGATCGTCGCTAGCGCCAAACCCTTCTTCGGGCAAGGCGGCTATAATTAAATCTACAATGTACGCGGCATCTGGTGTGGGGTAAAACGTAACATTGCGTGTGGGAAAACCAGTAACATACCCCGTAGGTTTACCCCTAGCACTACGCAAATAGACAGTACTGCTTGGCGCAGTTAGACGGTCTACAGGCGTGTCGTCTATGTGTGCGAAGACAACCTTTAGTGTGTTTTCTGGTAACGCGTAGGTGCTGGAGTCCGCAGCTGTGGTCACCGACTCCTCTACTACGTTCAGGTGCGTGCGCATACAAAATAGCCGCTCCGCCTCTTGCAGAGCGGTTAGTAGGAAGTCGTCTGACCAAAGATACGGCTCAGTAGAATCAGCCAACAACGTGCGTGTATACGCGATTAACTCTGAGCCGGTCATGTATTACTCCTCGCCAAAGAGAGAGTCTAGGTCATCCTCTGATTTTACTTCAGATTCTTCCTCAACGATAGGCTTAGGCTCAGCTTTTGGCTTAGCTTTAGCTTTTGGCTTAGGTGCAGGGGTAGGCTCCGGCGTAGGCTCGTCTTCTACCTCTACCATATCTTCTCGGGTCGCTAATGCAGCGGTATAGATATACAAATCACCCGTTTTTTCGTGTCGAAGCATCTTAGGCATAATTCACAGTCCTTAATAAAAAGAGGGGAGCATAGCTCCCCTAAAGAGTCCCACAAAACGGACCGATTAGCCAGCAACGCCGCACATAACGGCGTGGGCAAAGACACGAATCTTCATTGTGTCGTGCGCACCAGCAGTGGGGCACTCAATGTCGATGGTGTCGTCAGCGGAATAGAACTTGCCGCCAGCAAATGCACCGCCGCCGTGTCCAACAGACCCAGCAGTAGCGACGCTAGCCGCCGCAACCCAACCGTCTACGTCAGCACCGTCGCCGATGTTGACAGTTTGAGCAGCGTCACCGTTGATTACCTCGTACATAACGTCGAGAACCAGAGTACCCTTGGGCACTTTGATTACTTCTACTACATCGTTAGCAGCAAGGTTCAACAAGGAGGCGTCAAAAGTACCTTCCAGTACAGTTACCGCAGGGGCGCTAGCAGCGTTGCTACCGTTGCCGTCTACGATCAGTGCCCCGTCCGCGCCGGGGTAAGCGTTAAAAGTCGCCATAGGTCAGTCTCCTTATGCCTTGTAAGCGTACGCAGCGGTGAGAGACTTGCCGTCGATAACTTTGTAGCCATAGACTTGCAGGCCACGCATGATGTTACCGAAAGTAGACTCTGCACGCAGAGATTCAGTCTTGGTCAGCTGAGAAGCAAACGTCAGACCATTCTTTACACCCGCGATAAAGTTGAAGGCATTTTGTCCACCGTCAACGACTTTGGGCAGGTTGTTGCTCTGGTAAATCTCAAAGCGGTCAATCATGCCGACCCGTCCGTTGCGGAGAGGCGAGGAGCCGTCACCGGTCAAAGACGCGTCTTTGAGGTCTGACTTCTTGAGCAGAGTAGTTGCCCAGTAAGGCATAACCAAGAAACGTCCAGTCTCGGGGCGGTTTTGCTCGTCCAGCACTTGACCCATATCCAAGATTACGTCGAGGACGTTGGACTTGTCTACTGCCAGCGGAGTGCCCGTAGCGCCAAGGTTGATGTTGCCAGAGATACGACCGGCGGCAGCGCCTTTGTTCTCAGCAGCGAAGTCGGGAACGATAGAACCCAAAACTTCGGTGTCAACCCGAATCTTCATCTGCTCTGACGCGTCACCTGCCCACATGTTCATAAGTTCAAGGTCAGCCTGTACATCCTGTACATCGTCAACGATTGCAGACCAGTACTTACCTTTGTCGATAAGCAGTTCAACGATTTCGCTTTCTGGACGCTGGTTTACCAGAGTTTGTCCAGACTGGTAGTCGTTGATGGTCAAGGTGGGGATGGTGCGAATCTTTACCATATCACCTTGGCTACGAATCTCACCTTCGTAGTTGGTGTTAGAAATAGCAGTCAAAACAGTAGCATCGTAGAACTTCTCGATGAGCTTCTTTGACCAGATTTCTGGGATAAAAGTACCGCTATACGATACTGTCCCGCTTGCGTGAGGATATGCCATGTTACTCTCCTAGAGTTAGGCCCATATTAAACTGCAATCCTACCTTCGGATTGCGCTCGGAATAAATCGCGTTCAAGTTTATCAAACTCTTTAGGTGAAATTCTACCCAAACGTTTGTCATCATATAACTTGGCGATGGACTTACGATCCCACTCCATTTTATCACCTTGGCCTTTAGGCGTTGCGGCTCGCCCTCTGCCGGGAACAACTTTCTTAGCCAGCTTTTCGCTAGGTGCGGAGGCTTCGGTTTCAGCAGGTTCTTCAGTTGACGCAGGTTCTTCAGATACACCCATAAGTTGTTCAAATGTATTGAAAAACGACGCTGCCCGTCGAACGTCTTGCTTAGCCACTGCATCTTGCAATAGTTGCAGTCTTGGCGCTCCTACCATCGGCTCTGGCTGGTTAAGCCAGTTCAAGAACGTTTCATCAGTATTTAGCTGTTGCCAGTTTGGTACTGATTTAGTCAGACTATCAAAGAAGACTTCTTGTGCTGTACGAGCGGTAGACTGTTCTACAGTCTGTACAGAACCTTCGAGTTTCTTTAGCCTTTCTTCTACTAATTGTAGAATCTCGGCTGTAGTGTTACTAGATACGTCTTGCGCAGCACGCTTAACCATATCTACTAGTTCACTACCATACTCCTCGACGTCTTTTTGCGTCAGCTGTGGTGTCGCCTGCGGCACCGACAACTTCTGCTCCTCTGCGGCGGGGGGTGTTGACTCAACTTGAGCGAACAGTTCCCGCATAGCCTCTAGTTCTTGATCTTTCTTGTTAATCATCCCCTGCAAAACGCGCCACTTCTGCTCGGATGCCTCTATCTGCTTGCGCAGTTCGGCAATAGCCTCGCTGTCTGTAGCCGCTTGCGGTTCGGCCTCTGGCGACTCATCGGTGTGGTCGCTAGTTCCTTGATCGTCTATTGCTACGACCTCATCATCCGCGATAGCGTCGGCTTCCATTTCTACCGCCTGATCTTCAACTGCCGCTTCAGCTGGTTCTTCTGCCTCTGCTGCCTGCGCCTGCTGTTGATTCAGGTTTTGAATGAGCTGATCCGCTTCTTCGCCTAACTTTTTGGGGTCAAATACCATAGCTTTCTTCCTCGATGCCGGGTCCGTGTGCTATTCCTAACTGGATGCTCGGTTTTCCGCTTTTCTAAGGTGTTCATTTGCGTCGGATAATAGCCGAATAATCTCAGCTACTTCTCGTCCGCGCCCTTGTGCTATTCGCACATCTATTTCGTCACGTCCCATAAGGGCATCGTCACGATGTTTTGCTAAACGACTTTCTAGCCATTCAACAAATTTCGGCTCGTGCATATTTACACGGGCCAAAATCTCTAATGTGGGTCGATCTATTTTCATTATACTCCTAACAATCTAGGTGTTGTCAATTATGGAGTCATACCGTTAGGGCTAAAATTATCGGTAACTGCGGCCCCATTCTCTAGGTTTTGTCCCCCGCCTACTTGTGGCGGTTGTTGCCCTTCTTGTGGAGGCAACTGCGGCACTTGGCCGCGACGGGGAACAAGCCTATTTACATCCATCTCAAGCCCTTTAGCCACTTCGCGTAGGATTTCTGCGCGTCCTTCTGGGCCAACAATCTGAGAATCCACGGGGTTGGCGGTCGCTTGCAAGAACTCATTTCTGCGCAACTGCAAGGTTTCAAGCTGCATGAGCGAGATGGCGCCGCGCGCCTCTACTTGGGCGTCCCCTTTGATCGACTCGTCGTCGTTGTACATCATATTAAATGCGTACATAGCTTCGATAAGCGGGGACAGCACGTTTGTATCGACTGTGGATACTACGCCTTTAAGCCCTTTGTTTGCCGCGTTAAACAGCATAGAAAGGCCGGACGCCGTGCGCCCGATGCCACCGCTTAGACCGCCGCCACTACCCTGCATGTATCGCGGGATAAGGCTCCAGTCATCAGCAAAGGTGTAAAACCGCTCAAGAACATTTAGAAGCTCTGCGGAGTTGGTGTTTGGCTGGAAGAAGTTAATAGGAGCGCCGCTACCCCCATACTGGCTGTCGTGCACTTGCCAAATCTTCCAAGGCTGCATGCCCTCAATTTCCTCGCCGGGAGGCAGTCTGTCTACGTTGACTACCGCCTGTGGGCCAGATGCCATGCTCATATTGTTAACAAGTGAGCGAATAGCCGCATTTACTACGCCCTGCACATCGTCCAGCGCATCGGGCAGGCTTTGGCCCCAGTACTCGCCGGGTACTTCTTCCCAGCAGGCTTTGTAGTATGGGCGCCGGCCCAGCGGATCGTCGTTCAGCGTAGCCTTAATAACGTGCCGGCCCACAACCCACGCGCATACCTCGTAGTCGCGCTCGGGGTCGTCAATGTCGTCAAGCCCCCAGTCAATAAGGTCTTGCCCGCTAACAGGGCCGTGGAACTCCAACGCATCGTAGCGGTGGTCAGGCGATAGGTGCTCAAGCCTGTCCATCTCAGAGTCCATCTCATCAGCGTCTGTTAGTCCTAACCAGTTAGTAAGACTGCCGCCTTCTCCGTCGGTAAGCGCTGCGCGAATGTGCTCCTCACTAAACCCTTCTAGCCCAATAAGATCGTACAACTCGCCACGGCTGAGCGTGATGTGCTCAATAAAATAGCCATCTTGCGGCGTGATTGCATCGGGAGACGGGTAGCAACGGATTGGGTCGATGCGCTCTACAGTAGGAGCAAAAACCTCTTTGGGCTTGGCGATCCATTTGCCGTTTTTGCTAGTCCACTCAAGCTCGGTGCGCCGGCGTACAATCGGCCCTTTAAAATGCGCCGCAGGGTAGGTCGCAAAATCGTTCAGAAAATCAGCCCACTCCTTGTCCCAGCCGCACTCGGCTAGCTGGTCAGCGATTACTTGCTCCATGCGCTCGACCGCGATACGCGCTTCCTCGTTTACCCGCATGCGGACAGCATCGGTAAGCTCGTTTCGGCGCGACTGGATCATGGTTTGCGAAGGCGCTTGCCCGTATGCGGCGACGGCTTCTAATAACTCGTTTTGAATAGCCTCCTCAACCTGCGCTTTGTCCTCCGGGGGCAACTCCGGCGACGGCGTAGGCTTAACAGTCCACGCGCGCTCAGCTTGTCCTAGATAGACGTCTCGTAGCCAAGACTCGGCTACACGGCATTTGTTGGAGGTTACACGGCCATATTCTTCGGAGCCGCCAGTTTCACGAATTGCACGTAACTTCTGCGGATCATACTCGCCACGCCGCGCTCTTTGTGATTTAAAGATGCGGTCGCGAACCATTTGTTTCTGCGTCCGTGCCGCTTCCCAGCAGTGGTGTATATGCTGGGCCAAGTCGTCCATAACGGGCGACTCCATTTCCTCATCATCAACTAGCGCCCGTGCTTCTTGGGCGTCAAGCTCGGCGTTCGATAAAATCCGCACATTCATATTACGCTATCGCCTGTTTCTTCATCGCCATCCTAGCTTTGTCTACCATAGCGTCTAAAAACTTAGTGCCGTAGTAATCTACTACTTTCTTAGGAATAACGAACTCGCCCTTAGATAATGCTGCGGGTTGCTCTCCGTCGATCATAGCGGGAATAGAATCAGATTTTGCAGTGCCGGGGCCGTCAAGCAATGCACCGCCTACATCCACTTCTCCCCCATCGGCGAAGCCCATAGCTCCAGTACCGCCCATATTTGTTTGCTTTGCCAGCTGTCTAGCCAACTGAGCTTGTTGCTGTGCAATTCTAGGAATAGCTTGCTCGGGAGGCAGTACAGACTTGCCTAAGCCCGCGTTTTTCATAGCCTTTACGTACTGCTTATACAGCGGACTCATACGCATATCGCCGGGGGCAACTACTCCGCCATCTTTAAACCCAAGCGGACTAAACCCTTGGGTGTCCTCGTTAGGACCAAAAGAAATAGCGCGCGGAGTGCTAGTACTAGTAAAGTCCACAGGTGAGCTAGGTTGCCGAGAAATAGCAGAACCGAAGCCTTGGCCGGCGAGGTTTCGGCGCAGGGCGCTAACTTGCGCAGGGTCGGAATACGCGGCAAATGTGCCGCCCGTCAAGCCTGTGGTTAGCGCTTGAGCCTGTGCCGCCTGCTGTGTTTCAGTGGTCCGCGCGCCAGTTAGAGCACGGTCGGCTTCTGCGGTAGCTAGCTTGCTTTCTAATGCGCGGCTAAAGTCTTCTTCAAAGGTTGCCATAAGTTTACCTTACACCGTTATGGATCGACTTTTACTATATGAGTACGATCTGCTATACGAATCTGTTTCTGATGCACTACTACTGAAATTATACCCCGTGTTATCCCCTGCTGACGAGCCAAGACTTGCAGATACACTTCTAATTGCATACGCGGCCTGCGCCAGCCCTGCGTAAGTGGTAGCTTCTGAAGAAGCTAAACCTGCGTCAATAGTGGCTTGGGCCGCTTGCCGCTGGCTTTCTAAAGATTGCTGTAGTGCATTTGTATCAGCCAAAGCTAGTTCTACGTCGAGTCTAGCATTTTCTAAGCTAACAGACACCCCGGCTTTTTGGCTCGCAAACTGGACTGCCGCCTGCAACGCTCGGGAGTGGTCCGCAACAATGGCGTTGTTTGTACTAATCCACTGCGTAAGCGCCTGTATATATGACCGTTGCTGGTCAGCCGCCGCCCTAAATACGCCGATTTCGGCATTGACCGCTTGCGCACTCGCCGCGTTAAACCCGCGCGCCGCATCGTTTATGCTTTGGTTTGCACCGAGGGCTGTCGCATACGCGTCCCAGTTAGCCTTATAAACATTAGTGGCTGAACCTTCCGCGCGCACTTGCGCGGCATAAGCGCTAATTTTGGCTTTGTCTGTGTCTACCGCAGACACGTAGCCTTTAATCGCGCTTGCATACGCTTCTACGTTTACCCTAGCTATGTCTAGGTTCGTATTTAGCCCGCGAAGGTAAATAGCGAACTCTTTTATAGGCAGAGTGTTTGCCTTAACATTAGTACTGTAAATGTTTGCTTGTACATTTGTAGTATCTATCTGGGCGTCATATATGCCTAACTTAGCTTTGTTAGTTGTTAGGATCGCTCTATCTTCTGATATTTCTGCGTTTTTGGCTTTTTCTTGTGCTAGCGTCGCTTTTACATACTCGCCGTACATATCCACAATAATTTTAGCAGCGCGTAAGTGCTCGTTGTACGCCTTAGCTGTGGCGTTAAACAGCTGTATGTGCATGTTTGCGTTGTGCTTAAACGCCTGAATAACCGCTACGGCACTGGAAGTGTGCGCGCTAAAAGCCGCCTGCTCTATGGTCGTAGCGGCGCCAAACGCCGCAGAAGTTACGGCTACAGCGTCGTTAGCGACTTGTTCTTGGGCGGCGGCTGACACGGCAGATGCCTTATCTTCTGCGTCCGTTAGTACTTTGTGGAGTACGCCCGCTAGGGTGCCGGACGTGCTGGACATGCCTTTAGCAGCGCTCTCTATAAACGCCTGCCGTGTCGCGTCGTGTCGCTGGCGCTCTATCTGCGTTAGTTGGCGGGTAGCCAGTGCCGACACGCCTGTATCGTCTGGCTCAACTTGCAACGCGGCGGATACTGCCGCTGTAGCTGGCGTTAGCACTAGCGGCCCCGGTGCCACCAGTTCATCTACGTTTGCATCTTGTGGGCCGTCAGGCAAAACCCCAGTAAACAGCGAGACTGGCGTGTAATCGAAGTTTAGCTCAGGTATGTCGGTAAGCTCGGGGGTTTCTCCTACTAGCACATTTGGTGCAGTAGGTAGGCTTAGTCCGGCGCTGTCGTCTACAGATATAAAACTTGCTTCGGGGTACGCTAAATTTGGCACCGGTGCCGCTACGGTGGGGAGCGAGTCCGGCGTTTCGGGCGTAGCAAAATCTAGGGAAGGCGGTGTCAGCGTGCTAAACACGCCAATAACAGACGACGCGGCGGAGTATGCGGCATCGTCTACAGCCCCCGTAGCCTGCGCCGTTGGTGGGGCGGCTGGCGAAAACGAGGGGTTTTCTGGAATGTCCGCTGTTACGTTGGCGGCAAAGTCTACCGCTGGAATAGTTACGTCCGACGGATTTAGGTCGCCTATGTTGGTATTTATGCCGCTACTGACCAGCGATAGCGCGCGGTCAATAACCGTCGATACGTTCTGATATATAGTCGTCATGGTGTAGCCTCAATGCTCCGCGAAGCCGTGTCGCTCTCGGAGTAGCTGTTACTGCCTTGCGAGGAAATTGAAACGCCGTAGGAGTCCGCCGCCTGCAACGCTTCAGAGGCCGTTAAGCTGGCGGAAGCGCGGAAACTGCTTAGTTGGCCCGAGGCAATGGCTGAACCGGCGCGCCCTGCTGCATCGTACACCGAAGCGTATGCTCTGGCTAACTGCTCATTTGCTGTTTGGGATAAGGTAGCTGCGCGTCCCGCTGCGCGCTGCGCGCGGTCTACGTACTCAGAAATAGCAGTGCCTTTTGCGCCAAGAGCCGCTAGCCCAGCGCCTTCAACAGCGATGTTGTTAACATAATCCGTGACTTCTTTGTTGTAGTCACTGCCGATAGCGTTTATGCGCAGCGCTTCTGTGGCGTTATTAACAGCGCGTTGCTGGTAGGCCGCAGACCGTTCGGCGGCTATTACAGACAGTCGCGTAGCAGAAGCGGCGGCGGCGCTAGTAATCGCAGAGGCGTCGGCAGACAAAGCCCTAAACTCGGACTCTTGTGCCGCCATTTCGACGGTTTTGGCCGAATTTTGTTCTTGCGTGCCTCTGACCTTAGCGGCGTATAACTCATACTCAGAAACTGCGCGACGCACCGCTGTGTCAAAGGCTTGCGCCTCTGCCGCGTACGCCAACACCGCTGTTCTAGCTTCTAGCACCTTGCCCTCGTAGCTCTGTACGATTGCGGCGTACGCGTCTAGCTTAGTTTCTTCTCCCGACACTTGGGCCGCATAAACTGACGCTTGTGATTTTTTGGCCCGTTCTTGTATAGCGAAGCTGTCCGCGTCCAGTGCGTTAACTTGTCCAACTAGCTCCACCTGTCTAGCTTCAAGCTCAAACGCGTCCGCCTCGGCAACGGCTTGGCTAGTTCCGGCGGTGTACTGTTGCGCCTCGGCTTGTAGCCGCAGCACTTCAGCGTTGTAGCTACTTATAAGCGCTACCGCCGTGTTTAGCTTTGCTTCTGCGGCTGTTTTAGCTGCGGCAAAATCTAAGTCAAACAGGGCCGTAGCTATGTCCGCAGATACTTTTACGGCAGCGGCGTACGCTGGAAGCATAACCCGCTTGAGCGCTACGCCCGACTTATACTGGGCCGAGCGAGTTGCCGCACTGTCAAGATTGGTTACGTACGCACTGCGGTAGTCGTCTACCCCATGCGTGTTGTAGCTCTGGTTGTCGAGTCCTCGGTCAGCTAGCAAGTTGTGGACGGTAAGCCCCGTTAAGTCGTCTCCATCGGGTACATCTACTCCCGCGTCAATTAAAGCGACGGCGGCGTCCTCTAACCCCGAGAAAACTTTTGTGTATGTAGGCAAGACTGGCCCTGCGGGAGTCTGTAGCCGCGCAATAGCCGCATCAAGCCCCGACACATCTACCAACAAATTTAGGTCGGCCAAATCTACGCCGTCTATGGTTGGTGGTGTAATATCTTGCAGTGTTGGCGCAAGTACCGTCTCAATCGGGCTGTCAGGCAAAGCAAACGCAGGGGCTTCCCCACCGTCAAACTCATAAGGTGTAGGTGCGGAAGGCGCTGAATTATTTGGTGACAACGGCGGGACTGGGGGTGCGTTAAATACAGGTAGCGCCGGCGCGGGGATGTTGCCGCGCTCAACCGGGTCAGCTAAGTTGTATTGGTACGCCGCATTTGGGTCAAACGACGCGGGCGAAAGACTTTGGTACGGCAGGGTGGACGTGCTGACTGGACCTGTCTCAGAGAACGTAGCCTCTGGCGGCGTGAAGCTAACAGACCCAACGGACGCAGAAAACGCCCTGAGTTCCGCTACGGTATCGTACGCCGCGCTAGCCACTGCATCTGCGCTAGTCTCCAAATCGGTAAGGTACTGGTAAACCTCATTACCCCGACGAAGCACCTCTGTGGTGGTGTTAGCCGTCCACGCCGGAGAACCTACTACTGAGTAGATAACATTGGGGGTACCGCTGCCATCATAGTCTACTGAAACAGACATTAGATTCTCCTGCTAAGCTCTTGTACTACTGGCACGCAGTACTGTACGTGTGTATACCCGCTAGACGATATACCCAGCTTGAAGTATGTGCTCTTTAGCCCTTTGCCGAACAGCGTACGAACTGCACGGTGGTCTCCGGCGGGGCGAGCCATCTCTGTATAAGTGTATGTATTCTGCGCGCCGTTAAGGTCGGCGGTTACTTTTATGGTCATTGGGCTGGCATGCGTAGAGTAAGAATACATAGCCGGAGTCGTCTTCAGCGAAGGCGACCCAAAGTTTAGGAAGCCAGACTGAATAGACAGGTTGGCATACGTACTCGCTTGCTCGTATAAGCCGCTAGCCGCCACTGCGTAGCGCCCCGCCAGACCCGTGATGTCGTTAGTGGCGTAGCGCGACATAGCCCAGATATTTGTGTTGGCCGTCCACGCGCTTTGCTCACCAAACGGCTGTCCACTTACATCAGCTACTGGGTATGCGGTGTCATAGATAAACGCTTCGTCAGTAATGGTGGTCTTAGCCTGCACTCTGGGTAGAGCGTTAGCAGTAATAACCGCCGACTCAGTAATTGTGGTTACAGCTTCAGTCTCGACGTACGCCGCGCTGGTGATAACCGCCGCGTCAGTAGTAGTTACTCGCGAGGTAATCTGGAAATACGTAGCGTCAGTAATTACCGCGCCGTCTACAGCGGTTAGCCGGACAGGGGTGTACGCTCTCGCAACAATCTTAGCCGCGTCTGATACGGCAACCGTGTGCGTACGGCCCGCATAAAGAGCGGAGCTAATTACTGCCGATTCAGTAACCGTAGTGCGCGGTGCTTCGAGCGTGGCGATGTCGCTGATAACCGCCGACTCCGTAACAAGTTGGATGGTGCGGACGTCAGTTACTGCTGTGTCGTTAATAATAGCGCCGTCAGTGTAGCTAACTACGATGGTCTGACGGGGGTACGCCGCACTTGCGATAGTCGCTGACTCAAGCAGCTTCGACGATGCTTCTATAGTTGCCGCGCTGGTTATAACGGCGCTGTCGGTAACCGTGCTTCTAACCAGATCGGTGTACATAGCGCTGGTAATAACAGCCGTCTCATACACGGTCTCTTGCGCCGTGACGCCTGCGCTAACGTTCGCTTGTATGGCTGGGGCAAACAGCGGTGAAGGCGACGACACCCATGAGTCGATTGGCCCCACGGCAGCTGCTGACGGGGCGCCTAGCGCCGACCGAACATCTAGCTTTACGTCGAACTGGCCGGTAGCAAGCACACTAGGCCGACCGAGTGGAGACCGAACCCGCAAGCGTCCAGCCAAAGGTATGTCTACTTCCCCTTCTGGTGCGAACAACGGCGCCGGCACGGAAAGGCGCGAAGACACGTTTGCGGGAACTTGCACAAACGCCGCCGGCGCAGACAAAGGAGACGGCACTAGCAGGCCGTGAACCGTAGTGTCCGAAGTAGAATAAATCTGCGGCGCGCCAGCTATAGGGACAAAGGCGCTAACAAACCCTGTTTCTACTTGGGTTTGAACTGCGGGTTCCCCAAGCGGTGAGGGGACACGCATCTCGCCGCCGTAAACCGGAATCTCAAGCGTGTGAAACTCTGTGCCCGGAATTTCGTAGTCTTCGCTCGTGTAGCGCGCCTTAGTGGGCGTGTACCGGAACGAGTCAATATCCCCGCCCCAAGTACATTGGCTATAGACGTTGGGCGCCGACACACCGGGCTGGTCGTTAAACCACCCTTTTTTGTTGTTCCACTCGTAAGTGAAAACTTTAGATTGGCCATAAAACCCAGCGCCTAGCAGTTGCCCTATATAAAAAGGCGTGTGCGCCTGCTTTCCGTGGTCGCGGTCGCCGTTTACTGAGGCGTAGTGCACTATAGCAGGGTAGCTAGTGTCGTCGCGGCCCGACCCCACCAACACGCCGTCTACGTGGATGTATATATTCCCCGAGCGCCGCGTTACTGATACGAAGTGCCATGCTCCGTCGCGCACGTTGTGCGGCTCAAGATCGGCAACAATTACCTTGTGTTCTAAGAAATAGTCGAGGCTGTAAATTGCCCGCCCCGGCACTACTTCCGTATCGGGGTAAAAACTAGACCAAACAAGCTGTCCGTCGGGCATAGAAAACAGCCCGCTAAAGTGCCCATCTAGCGAAGACGGGTCGATAGCTCCTTCACGAAGGTTAACCTTACGCGCCGTTTCAGCGCCGGGGTTTAAGGAATCTGTCCTATCCGCGTCGAACGGCTCTCCAATACTAAACAGGCACGCGCGGTTCGACGATCTAGCCCAGTTATTCCACTCTCCTGTAGACCCTTCTGCCGCCTCAATTTCGTCGAGCGTAGTAAGGGCGTAGTCAGAGAAAAACCAGCCCTCCATCGTGAAGTCTTGGTCGAACAAAGGCGGTACACCGCCTTGGTGGTCTTCGGGCGCAGTGTTCCAGCTATCAGGATTAGTGTAGTACGCGAGGTTAAATAGATCGTAGTACTGCTGGCGTTCGCCGTTATCTAATCCGTACCACGCTGCGTAGTCACGTAGTCCGTTAATTCGCAGGGACGCCGCCCCAAAACGGGAATTATCGGTGTTACGAAACTGCGTGCTAGTCCAGTCCTGTGCGGTATCGGGTGGACCCGGCCAAGACGAGCTATGGCCACCGCTAACAAACAAAAACTGCGAATTAATAGGAGCTTTGAAAGGAAGCCCGTCTACGTAGTTAGTGTTGGTCGTAACCCCCAAGCTCTCCATCTGAAATAATGTAGAGTACGCGCGGTAAGGGTCGTAAATCTCGGGGCCAAGGACAAGGCTGGTCGTCGTGGTAAGCACGCCATCGTCGGGCCGAGCATCTGTCCAACAAATAGCATAAAACTGCCGCCCCGCGTCCTCGGGAAGCATAAAGTCTAGCGTTAGCGTGTTGTCGGTTTCTCCGGGTAGAGCGCCTACGCCGACTTCATACCACTGAATGTTACAGGCGGTAGGTGTAAACGTAAGCTGAATCTGTTGGCCGGCAGAAACTACTGACGATGCTGGCAAGTCTAAAAGCAACACCGGAATAGGTGGGTCTACAGCTAGTGGTTCGTCTGCCGACCTATCCACCGGCTCATACTCTCTTGTGTCGCTGTCGTGCACCTCTGCATCGCGTACATCTAAATCTGTTTGATACGACTGCATGCGCAGACGGTCTCGCGCATCCATGAACCACTGGAGTTCTTCTAGCGTGTCAATCTCATACGTGGCGCTAGTGCCGTTTTTATAGACGACAAAAACGGTGTACACCTCGTTTCCGTTTTCGTCATACCCCTTAAACGTAGGGCCATCAATAGAAGCAATTTGGCCGCTAGCATTAGAAACGGTGGTAGTCCCGTTAGAGTTGCTGTTTGCTTGCGTAAAGCCCATTAGTCGTCGTACTCCACTCGCCACAGCATTTTGTTAGCGGGGCCGGTAACGGCTGATGAAAAACTAAACCCGCTGTACAGCACTTCCGGCGGCGTGCCACTAGACGAATCTAGGTTGATCTTTATAGGGCCACCGCCCGGCTTGCGTCGTGCGCCCGGTGCCGGCGTGAAATCGAACGTGTAACCCGCACCCTTGCCGCCAGTGACATAATCTGCGCTAACCAGAGGGGCATTGCTTGCGTTGCCGCAAGAAAATACATCCCAAAAATTGTATGTGGTTGTGGCCCCGCCACCACCTATTACCGAGTCGGGAGAAGGTAACGGGTCAAACGTATCGGGGTCCGGTGCAAACACAGTCGAAGAATATGTAGACGGAGATGCTGCGCGTATGTCGGCGAAGCGCTGGCTCACAGGGCCAGTAAAGTCCGTGGCGAGCGCCGTTCCGTCTGTATCTACGCGCGTTTTCCGTACAACCGTGATCTTAGCGACGCGGCTAGTCAGCAAAGTAAGCCCGTCGCCGGCTACGTCTACAACGCATTGATAGCGGTGCCCGCCCGATAGAGGGCGTATCCGCGCAAATACTAGCGTGTTTGTAGCAGCGGTGTTGACTAACTCGGTGCCGCCATCATCCACCATGTACCAACGGTACACGGTCCCCGCTTGTGGCGTGTCAATGGTTACCGATAATGTAACTGCGTCGTATTCATTTACTGTTACATCAGCCGGCTCATTAGTGATGGCTGGCACTAGCTACCCCTCCCCTAACCAGCATGGCTGGTGCGGCCTTAGCCGCCGATAACAGCGGAGACTACCGTTACTTGCGAACCTGATACGATAGACAACGAGTTGAGTACTAAGTACCCAGACACAGGCGTAGAGCCTGCAACCGTAGGGATACTAAGCAGGACATTCCCCGCGTCGTCTTTGATTACGCCGTAAGTGCAGGTACCTGTAGCGTTTGCCGCCGTGTCCGGTCCGGCAATAGTCAAAGTAAGCACGCCCGTGCTGCTATCAACAACGCCACTAGGCTGGACGTTCCCGGTGCCGAGCAGAACTTCAGCTAACAAAACGTCGCTGTCGTCATACAACTCAATTTTGCCGCCGACGGAGCCGTCGTCGATAAGGTTAAGAAATGCGTTATTCGCTGCAATAACAGCGCTGGCGGCGTATGTATATTGTGAGGGAGCGGGCATGTTTGCCTCCTACAAATGTTAGCGGGAACTAGTTTACCATAGATTACACATCAATAGATAACACCACAAGGAAAAACATCGGTAACTCCTGTAAGCCCTGCGGCGCTATCTAAGTCAAAATTAGCTTCTATTACCAACAACGGGTCGCCGCTTGGGTCTGGCCTATACTCGCCATAGGTATAACTACTAGGCGCCCCGGCTAAATAAACTACATTTTCGGGTATAGGGCCAACATACGGCATGTCGTAGCTATTAAACCGAGTAAGTTGGCGTTCCTTGTAGGTCAAAACGCGGCTTGTAGTCTGGGTAGGCGGCAACAGGGGTGGTAACAGCGACGCGGGCGCCAAGCATAGCGTGTCGCTTTCCGGCCCAATTTGCACGCGATGCAAGGAAAAATCTTCAGACTGCGCCGTTATCCACCGGCTAGGCACGCAGCTTAGCTCGTGGTTTACCGGATAACGCCGCTCAAGGGTGTACATGGTAGTGCCGCTAGGCGCAGACTGCACCGCTATCTCCGCGAAAGTAAACTGGGGTACAGCCCCTCCGACGGCGCTGTGGATTTCGTGATAATTCACATACTCCCGAGTAGGCTCTCCCATAAGTTTAGATATAGTTACGCGTACGTAATCTGAGCTTGCGTTTGTAAGTGTTACTGGCGTAGTAAAGTGTATCTCAGATAAATTGTATAGCCTGTCATTATAGAACGGCCCCCACTCATATACATACTCGTTCCGCAAACTAGACCCTGTGCGGCCATCTAGCAGCGATTCTTCCCAAAACTCGTGGCCGGCGTAGTCCCCGTGCGCCCAAACAGCGCCACTGCTAACGGGGGCTGTGTGCGTTTTTGTCCACAGTACGTCTGTTACCCCGTCTCCTAAGTCTTGTTCTACAGAGCTATCAAAAAGTATTATATCGTAATCTACTGAATTGTATGTCCACTTATACCTATGCGATGTATTTCGCACGTACGATATTTCTTCTGTTTTAGGATTTAGACTAGATATGTAACAAACAAAATTACCGCCGGTCGTGTAAGGACTGTTCGCGTGCGGCGTAGACGTATCGTAATACTGTACGCTAACGGGGCCACTGCTGGTAACCGTGGGCAAAGGCGGGACTGTCTTGTTCGCTTGAAAGTAAACAAATTCTTTACCGCTAGGAAAAACCAGTTTCTGCTGCGCCCACATGTAGTGGTCCATGCCCGTAGTGGACTGGTTGTGTAACAGATGCCCGTACCGAAAATCTGCGTATCCATACTGGTACCCATAAAAGTCTATAACCGATTGCACATGCTGTAACTGGTCGGCGTCATCGTAGTGGTGGAATATGTTGTAGCTTCCTTGCGCGGCCTGCGTGTATTGATTTTTAACAAGCTGGTATGTATCTCCGCCCACAGAGAACGTAGACCCTACGTCGGTAGTAGCGGCGCTAACTACGTTGGTTATAGGCGTCTGTTGCGGTTGAAAGGTGAACCCACTAGTGGCGTTGTACTCCACGGTTCGCGGAATAGCGGCGCGCTGTGTGAACGGCAGGGCTGTTTGGAACGCAGGATTAGTGAAGTTATTAGCGACACGGTCGTATTGCGCGGTAACGCTGTTGCTGCTTAGTTCGTAGGCGGTAAAGCAGAACTTGTTGCCATCGCTAGAAAACTCCACGGTGCCAGCCCACTGTGGCACAAAGCCGTTAGCGATAGTGAAGTCGTACTCGTCCTCTATGCCCCACGATACTCCCTGCGTTTCTGGCGTTCGCCACGGCAGGTCGTAAGACTCAGACAAAGCGGCGGGAAACACCGCTACTATCACCTTTGCGTGCGTGCCCAGCACCAGCGGACCAGTGTAGCTATTGTTGATCTGGTAGTTGACATACTGCGGTATGGCGTCTGTTTCCCAGTACACCACGCGAATCCAAGTCTGGCCGTCCTTTTCAAACGGATGTGCTCCCGCCACACACATAAATTCATCAGTAGCGAGGTCGGCGTCAGGAAAGGTTTGGTTAAGCTGGCCAGTATAAAAAGGCGCGTTATGCGGCGGTAGCTCATAAAACCTAGTGCCCACGCTAAACCGGCGTATCTGGTACGCAGGGTAGCAATAGTGGGGGTTGGGCGAGTTGTACATACCAACCCCGCCGGCATACGTATTGACCGTAACATCAGGGGTAGGTACCCATGTAAGCCGCTGGCAGAAATTTTCAGACCACACAGAAAGCCCCGGCTCGTCTTGTATTGGCGAGCTAGGGGGCAATTCGTTCCAGTACTGACCGGGCACCGCGTTAACGTCGAATATCGTATTTACTGTGCCGCTGTGCTCGCTACCGCCGACGTTTAAGCTAGCGCCTTTTACCAAAAAGTACGATGCTGAAGGGTGCGCCGTGTGTTTTTCAAAAACGTCTAGTAAGCTCAAAAACCCTCGGGTGTCCCAGTTAGCAGAGACAATCGCAGCGTAGTGCCCCGGAGAGTTACGCCAAAAATCCGTAAGCCATTCGCCTATGCCTAATTGTCCGTTACCTAAGTCGTTGTAGTACTGCACTAAAAGCGCGTTTTCGACGGGGTTATCGGCGTACGGAAGCCCCCACTCTTGACCAGAGTGCGCAATGTGCCTACCAGCCGCTGTACGGAATCCCGGCATCCAATCGTAATGCGAGTGGCCGAAGTAGCGAGGAGGGTTAATCAGCCCAACGTAGTACATACCGGCGTCGCCAGTCTCGCCATCTCCGCGCAAAGGCCGGTAGAACGGGGTCAGCCCAGAGTTATTTTCTGTCCGGTAAAAGTTAGTTTTTTGGAAGATGCCCTCTTTAACTAGGCTGGGGTACAGTAATTCTTGTGGCCTGTGCGCGTAGTACGCGGTGTCTTCTGGTTCGCTAAACGCGCTTGCGTCTAACACTTTTGTAGTTATGACTTCTGGCTCGCTGGACGCTGACTGCGAGTCGCCACCTACTCGGACGGCGGCGAAAAGCCCGCCCCCAAGCTCCGGTATCGTGCCTTCGTTAAACTCAAACCAATCCGCAGGGGTATTGCTTTGGCCGTCGTTAAAGCTATGTGGCTGGCCAAAAATAGGCGCCGTCGAGTAGCGAATTTCTCGGTACGTAGGCCAAGGAAGCGGGTCGCCGGTGTCTGGGTCTATGTCGTAGGAATCGTTGATGCGCCAAGTAACTGTAGGCGTCAAGTTTTCAAGGCTTTCGGGAATACCGCCCACGTACCGCAAGTCGTCCATGTACTTGTTGTTTCTATAGTTATTTATAAGCACCTGCGGGAGAGACCCGCCAGATGTGTACTGCACATCGCCGTTTTGATCGGTGATGACCGTCGCGTCGGGAGTTGCCGCTCGCATGGGCAGTCCAAGGCCGTCCGGCTCGGCGGCAGACACTGGCGTAAGCACCATACCTTCGGGGCGCCAAGGCATGTGAAGTTCGTAAAAAACAACTTCATCTTCAAGCAGTTGCGCTAACTCAGAAGGTTCTGTAGGACGAGGCTGGGCTGTTATGTATATGGCCGAGTTGTTTTCAGCCACTACGACTCGCACGTTGCCAAACGGCAAATCGAATATCTTTTCGTATTCGGCGAGTCCTAAAGAGGAACGCAAAGACGCCGCAATGTTTGCACATTGCAGCGCTTCGGGGAGTAAAGCCTGCGCAGCGGCTTCGTCCCCACTAAAAAAGACGTTGCCGCTGAACACTTTTAGCTATCGGTAAGTTCTACTTCGTACCCTAGCTCAAACGTGTCGCCGTTGTTGACTTGACGTGCCGCTGCGAAACGAGTCGCAGAAACCAGCGTACCGGTCGTTCCGCCTTTTACGTTGCTAGACAGCAAGCCTGCGCCGTAAATGTCGATAGCGGCAGAAGCGGCGATGGTGAACTGAGCATAAGAGGCCAAGTTACCAATCTTACCAGTCGCAGCAGAGCCGGCAGTCCACGCGGGGCGAGTAGTTTCGCTGTATCCCTCAGTGTTGCTGGTGATCTCAGTAGCGTTGCTGGTAAAGTTAGCCGCCGTCCAGTTAGAGGCCGGAGTAGCGTTGCCGCTGTAAGGGGCTAAGTACCACGCCGTAATAGGCGTCGTGCCGCCCAAAGCTGCGTCCAGCACATACAAAATGCCTTCTGCTACTACTAAGTTTGGGTCAACACAAAGGTCTTTCCCGTTAACGCGGTGGTAGTATTTACCTTTGGCCATGATTGATCCGTGGATCAAAAGCCCCTCGTCTGTTTGCTTAAAGTCGCCACGGTCGAGGAAAGTGGCGATCTCACTACGGTGCTTCATAATTGTGCTCCTATCGCGCAAAAGCATAGATGCGGTCGCCCTGTACGACCAAGTTTCTGGGTAGTAACGGTAGACCTTCGATATTACTAGCCTGTGGGTATGATACACTACCATCTGGTTTACCAACAGCAAAACCTACATCAGTAAACCATACCGCTACTTCTTCAGCTGTACCCACCAATTCTGGTGGCATATTCTGCGTGCCAGTCACTACTCTACCATAGGGGGCCGACTGTTTGCCTACAACACGCATCGTCCAGTTTTCTGGGGCTGTTCCTGCGAAAAAATACGTATTTTTAGCGCCGCCAACAAAAACGCCGCCATCTAATGCGGCGAGCCACGTCGCTGGCTCTGGCAAACGTAAATAGTTGTGGGTAGCGCTGTGCGCGCCGTACTCCAACGGCTCTGACCAACGAAGGGTGTGAGACCGCAAAACAAGTAGCCTGCCTCGCCAGTAGGCTAGATCGCGCCCCCCTTCAAGCTGCGTGTAGGCGTACTGCTGATCGTGGAACTCCCTACCGGGGCGCTGGTTTACTACAAACGAGCTATCCCCGCCGTCCGCAGCGATAATGGTTTCGCCGTCTGTACACACCGGCCTGTCTGTAACCACGGTCCACGCCAACTTGTCACCATTGGTGTTCGCCGTTACTGTAAACCCGTTAGGAGATAGCTTACCAACCTGCGCGCCTCGGCCCGCATAAACGTCGCTACCGAACGCAAAGATAGAGTGGTACTCCGAGGTGTCGTCCAGCAGAGAAAACGCGTGACGCGACTCTACGGAGCCGTCACGGTCAATATTGCAGTCCACCGCGTCGTACAGCGCATCGGGGGTGAGCGAGTGAGGGTCAACAGTGTTGACTATACCTCGCAGCCACGGCCCTATAGCCGGTGCGTCAGCCATTATCCCGCGCTCACCTTCAGCGTACCGCTGTCATTCCACAAAGCTCCGGCAATG